CGCGAGTGGGCTTCAGCGTCGCCGGCGATGCGTCGGGGCCGAGCGTGTAGGTAGCCTGGTCGGCGACGAGGGTAAGGTTGGCGATCTCATTCAGCCAGAGCTTGAGGCCCTGCGTCTGCCAGGTGTTGATGATGTCGTTGAGGCGGGTGAGGGCGTCGTCCACTGCCTCGCTGGGCGGAGTGCTTCCGTACTGGAGGCGCCCGCAGTCCCGGAGCGCCTGTCGAATGAGCCTGTCGGGCGTGTAGAGGTCGGCGGGCGCGGTCATCAGAAGCTCACCTTCGTCATCTCGAGCAGGAGGGTGTAGGCAACCGAACCCGAAGAGTAGCCGACGGTCGTCAGGTAGATGTCGCCAGTCACGCCCGCTCCGCCGTTGTTCTGCAGCCCGCCGAAGGAACGTCCGCACATCTTGCCGAAGCCGGACAGAGCGGCGAAGCGAATGTCGGTGTCAGCATCCCAGTCGAGGATCAGGATGAGGCCTGGCGAGATCGTGTACTGCATCTTGTCGATGCGGACCTTCGAGGCGGCGGGGACGAAAGTCGAGACGTCAACCTTGACGTTGCGCGACTCGTTCGAGGTGTCCAGCAAGCCGGTGAAGAGCATCACCAGCTTGCGGTCACCGTCGAGAATCGTTTGACTCGTGACGGTGTTGGCCATTGCCGCTCCTTAGCGCTCCGCGGCGCAGAAGATGTAGTCGACCGACATCGTCTTCGAGACCGGCTCGCCGTTCTTGATGCCAAAGGAGATGGTCAGCTCCGTGTCGGGCAGGTAGGTCGAAAGGGTCGTGGTGAGGTCGATAGTCTGCAGACAGGCGTCGTCCTTGTACACCTTCACGTAGCGGGCGCCGTCGAAGTAGAAGGCGAGCGTCATGTAGGTGTCGGCCGCGGCGGCGGTAGTGACGGCGGCGGTCGTCAGCTGGCCGGTGGTCGTGTTCTTCTGGACGTAGAAGTTCACGTTGGTGGTACCGTCTTCCTTCATGAAGAAGATGCCGTCCGTCACGCCGTCACCAGCGGCGGAGCTGAAGGGATCCGTGTCCGTCACCATCAGGCCCATGTACCACTCCACCTCGGTGGTGTCGTTGCACTTGAAGCGGGCCTTGAAGATTGTCTTCTTGCCGGAGGTCAGCAGGAAGGTCTCGTTGAGCTTCTGGAGGAAGTCAGAGTCGTTGTCCGCCGCATCGTTGGTGATGAGGAGGACGCCGTTGCGCTCGTCGGCAGCGGCTTCGCTGGCGGAGCTGGCGCCAGCCTCGATGGTCGAGATGGTGTACTTGGCGACCGACGAGGTGTCGGTGACCCAGGTCTCGAAGTCGTCGAAGAACACATGCCACTGCGTCGGGTCGGGATAGCCGAACATGCCGAGCGGGTTGGACTTTTCGGCGGTGGTGAGGCCGTAGGGGAAACGAACGGGAGTGCCCATGATGAAATTCCTTTGCGTTTGCGGGAAACGCCCCGGAGGCTAATCCGGGGCGCGAAGGACGGGAGGGGGTTACGGCCGGTACGAGCCGTAGATGCCGCGGGGGTCGGTGGCGCCGACGGAGAACCGCATGTAGGACAGCGCCTGCGCGTTGCGGGTGGCGAAGTCGTTGTCCTGTTGCAGGTCCGGCTGGTGCCGCCAGAACATCGTCATGCCTTGCGGGCAGTTCGTGCGTACGAACCAGGAAGACGGCAAGGTGAAGTAGTGGTTCACCTTGATCCCCTTGGGGAATGCGTTCGTCGCCTTCAGGACGTTGATGTTGTTGTTGGCAGTGTCGGACTGTAGCACGCTCTTCAGGATGCGGTTCGCGTTGAACCACTCGTTCGTCGACACGTGCAGCGACTGGGGCATCAGCGAGATCTTGAGGCCGCGGTCGTTCTCGGCGTTCATGATCTGGATGCAGATGTCCTCCAGCGCTGCCTCCGACAGGTCAGCCGACGGCGTCAGGGCGTTCGAGTACGTGCCGCCCGTCGCCTTCACGTGCGAGGCCGAGATCAGCGCCGCACCGTCACCCGTCGTGAAGTAGGTGGTAGAGAAGGCGTTGTTGTACAGGAACGCGCACACCGTCTCCACCGTCTGGTGCATAGAGAAGGCGTTCGCCGTCGCCCGGCGGTTCGAGACTTCGGCGTACAGGTTGTCCTGCAGCTCTTCGAAGGTCACGATGTAGCCGAGGGAGTAGGCGATGTGCGTGTAGCGGGAGACCGCGCCCTGCACTTCGCTGTCGAACGAACCCGAGTTGCCCTCGGTCTTGACGGGCGCCAGGCCATAGCCCGTGACCTGAACGTCTTCCTCCCACGCCCGGTCGGACGTCTCGGTGTCGTACAGATCCACGTACTCCTTCGCGTGCTCGTTGTAGACCTGGCCCCAGATCGCGTGGACCCCGGGCCAGAGCAGTTTCGGGTGTGAGCCTGTGTTGATGATGCCTGCGGGCATGGTTCGGTCTCCTTACAGGCCGGCGCTACCAGGGCGGTAGCAGTGGTTGTTGATCAGCACGTTCCACACCGCGTAGGCGCCGAACGCGTTGTTGGGGTTGCGCTGGGACAGGCCCAGCAGCTTGCAGTCGAGCGTCGCGGTGGCTGCCTCGGTAGTGTTGGTCAGGACCCACGAAGACAGGTAGCCGCTGTTGGCAGCTGCCACCATGTTCACGTTCAGGCCGACTTCCGCCGCCGTCAGGGCTGTGCCGGTGCCGATCTCCTGCGCCTCGAAGATGATGTTCGGATCGTCCGCGACGAGGACGTAGTAGCCCTTCGTCTTGGTCGCCGGGATCACCGTCGTGTTCAGGTTGGTCGGATCGCCGGAGAAGCCGCCGTAGAGCAGACCCCCCATACCGACGATCGGCCCGAGCATGGCACTGCCGGGCGTGGCCAGAGTGACCGAGGCGATACCGCGGGCGTCGGCCCCACCAGCGATGACGACCGGGTCACCGATAGCGAAGGCGTTGCCGTCGCTCGACGGAATGTAGTAACGGCGCACCTGGCCGTTCCACTTGGAGCCGTTCAGGTACTCGACAGGCGAGAGGCCGAACGGAGCGTTGGGGTTGGGCATTATTTAGCCCTCCTTGGAGTGAAGAGGTTGCGATTTTCCTCCCGCGTGTAGCGGTTGGAGTTGTCGGCGCCCGCAGCCGGGAGACCCTTGCCTCGCAGCTGCGCAGCGATACCTTCGTGCTTGCTGGCGACTTCCATCTCGTCCTGCTCCCACAGCTCCCGCCTGATCTTCATCAGATAGAGGCGGGGGTTGTGGGCACCTTCGGAGCCGTCACCAGTGGCCACGCTGACGCGCGTGCCCATGTCTGTGTTGCCATCCACGTCATAGCTGTTAGCCAGGCCGTGGTTGTTCAGCTCGACTTCGCCGCGCTCGACGAACTCGTAGCCGGCTTGAATGGCTTGATTGATGCGGCCGGGCGCACTGCGGAACCAGTAGCACACGTAGCCGGGGATCTCTGGGACGGACAGCTTGAGGGTCGGCAGGGCCATCGGAATGCGCTTGCGAGGCGCGGTTTCGGGGGCGTTGGCTGGGTTGGACAAGGCCATGTCTGCGGCCTTCCCTGCAAAGGGGGATGGGTTGTTGATCTGGTTCATTCGGTCTCTCCTTCGAAGTACTGGCGGGTGTACTCGGCGCGCCAGGCGTCGAGGTCCTTGTAGGCACGGCCGGGGCCGACGAGGCGCTTGGCGTACATCGCGCAAGCATCTTTGGCCTCGGCCGGCAGATCGGAAAACTGGCGAGTTGCCGGAGGGGCAGTGCGCCCACCACCGCCGGAACGGCCGCTGCCCACCTTCGAGCTGCGATCCGCAGGGGAGAGGTACTCTTCCATTTCTTGGCTGATCCTGTCGTAGAAGGCACGGCCGACGAGCTTGGCGTTGGCGGGGTCGCCGCGCAGTTCTTGCGCGATGGCCATTGCCAGAGCGTTCTTGCGCTTGTCGGTCCGGAACCAGGGGTTGTCGGCTTCCCAGGCAATGAAGTCGGGATCGACGGTGGCGTCCTTCTTGGGCGCTGTGGGTGCGGGCGCCGGCGCTGCCGGGGCGTTGGCCACTGCCGTGTCGAGGCGGTTCACCTCGGTCTGCAGTTCCACCTCCCGATCGACGTCGCCGTCCTCGCGAGCTTGCTTGATCTCCTTGATGAGGTCCCTGCGGGCCTTGGCGATCTGACGCTTGGTATCCTCGTCGTGGTACTTCTTGAGTTCGCTGATGGCTTCCTGGGAGGCTTCCAGGAGACGGCGGGTTTCAGCCAGCTCGGTGGAAAGCACTCCCTGCTGTTCCTGCAGGCGCTTGTTGTTGGCGCGCAGGATGGGGAGGAAATGCTCCCCGCGAGAGACAAAGGTTTCTGCATCGACCCACTTGTCGGGATCGCCGCGGAATTCCTCGAGAGGACGCCAGCCCATTTCGCGGGCGGCGGCTTCTGCGGGGGCGGTGGTATCTTGGGGAGAGGGCATGGCTTATTCCTCGTGGGTGATGCGGGCGAAGATGTCTCGGTCGTTGACGATGCGGTAGAGCTTGCCGTCGGCGGGGCCGGTGAGGGCGTAGCCAGACATGCGAGCGATCAGAACGCGATCGCCGACTTGTGCACGCGGGGGCTCATCGGGCCAGCAGGCTGGTCCGATCTCCACCACGGTTGCGCGCTGCTCCACGAGCGTTTCGCCCTTGCGGACGCTCTCGGGAATGATGATGGTGGTGTTGCGGCGCTCCGGCTCGTAGTACTCGACGAGGACGGCGCGACCGAGGGGGCTGACACCGCTGGAATTTCTGGGGAGGTTATTCGTCATTTTCTGGGAAGAGTTGGCTTGCTTCGAGGTTGAGGAGTCGCTCGAGGACTTCGCACTGACCGATCGCGTTGGCGTTCAGGAGGGCGGAGGATTCGAGGCTTTCTCCAGTAAAGTGGCCGCTAGACCACTTCTCCCGGAATGTCTGAAGGTTGGCCTGCAGGAGATGGCGGAGACGCACCGTCATTGGATGCGCCAACCACTCGTTGAATAGCACCTTCTGGGAGTCGCTTTCGTTCTGGCTCACTGATTAGCTCCATCGCTCTCAGGAAGTGATCGACCTGACCGCGAATGTGTTCGTCCCTCTGTTTGATGGCAGCGAGGGACATCTGCATACGAACGATGTCTTTGTTGTCGGCTTCTCCTTCAGCCTTGGCCAGAAGGAGCTGAATCTCCGCCTGGATCTTAGCCATGTTGAGTTGGTTGAGGCGACGCTCCTCCATGAGAGTAGCGACGAATTCTTGCTGCTCGGCGCGCATCTTGAGCATGGAGATCTGTGCATTGATCTCCGCAACCTGCACGCGAGGGTCCTTGGGCGGCGGAGCGTTCGGGTCAATGCCCTTGTAGAAGCGCCGCCAGTCCTCCACCTTGAGGGACTTGAGATAGTTTTCCTCAACTGCTGCGGGGTCGTAGCCAGGGACTTGGGTAGCACGCATGGCGACGGCGGAAGCGCGAGCAAAGCGCTCGGCGTCACTCGAGATGTTCGGGTCAGCGGCAGGGCAGATGCGGGCCGGGTCGCCGAGGAAGAGGGTGCGGTACTTGACAGGAGCGTAAAGGCCGTTCAGGAGGTAGCGCTTCCGGAACTCTTCCTTGGCGGAACGCCAGGTGCGCTTGAAGATTGCGGCGTAGACCTTCATGCCTTGCTCGACCATCGTGCGGGAGGTCTCGGCGGGGGTGTTCTGTCCCGGAGACTCGCCGACCATGGTCTCGCTTGCACCGGAGATGCGGTTCGTATAGTCGATCAGCAGGCTCAGAAGCTGAAACAAGACCATAGAAGGCTCTCGGACAGGGAGCTGGTAGATGGACTTGGCGAGGTCCTCGCCGGTGGAGTCGACACGCTTCCACTCGAACGGCGCGAAGGTGTACACACCTCCGCGAATCTTTGCGCCTCGGCCGAGGAAACCACCGGCTGTGAGGGCCATCGTTCCGGCATCGTTGAGCTGGTTGATGGAGGTGTTGACAGACTCGTTGAGAGGACCAAGCAGACGACCGAAGCCAAGGTCGTAAACAGAGCCGTCGGGCGCAGGGATGAAGCCATACTTGGTGAAGTACTCCGTCGAGTTGATGGAGACGACCTGCTTGCGAGCGTTGAAGGTGACTTGGGTCGGAGAGTCCCATCGAGTGACGATGCGAAGAACGGTCTTCGAGCCGGCTTCGATGGTGACGATGTAGGGCTCTTCGTAGCCGTCGCCGTCCAGGTCGAGCCAGCAGTGCTGCTCGAGGGCGGTGAAGGGGGTGAGGTCGCTGCGCGGCGGCTTGTTGAGGCCCTGGCGATGCTCAGCGGTTTCGTCTTCCTGGCGAAGAACACCAGCGTCGGTGCCGCCCTCAGCGAACCAGGGCTCTTTCTCGCAGTCGCGGTAAATGGGGCTGTCGGAGCGCATTCCCTCGAGGAGGTCATTGCGATTGAGCTGGAAGATGTGGGTCTTCCGCCGGCAGGTCTCGACAGACTCGGCGTAGTAGTCGAGGACGAGATCCTCCGCGTAGACGACCTGCGAGGTGTTGTACCCGAGGACGGGGGACTTGAAGGTCTTCTTGAACGTGCAGCCGACGATGGAGTAGTTGAGCAGGAGGCGGTCTTGACCTTCTTCCCAGGACTGGTCGATCTCGAGGATCTCGTGCGACATATACTTGCCGATCCGGTCAGCGGTCTCTTGCTCTTCCGGCGTAGGATCGAGACCGGAAACGCGGCACTTCACGAGCTCCGGGCCGGCGATGAGGGCGGGGTAGGCGCGAGCGTGAAACTGAAGGGCGGCGATCGTGACGAGCGGGAAGTTGACGTTCGAGCAGTTGGGCCAGGGAAACGTCTTGGTCTTCGAGATCTGCATCGCCAGATCCATGCCGGCAGCGTTCATCTTACGCCACTCCGTGCGAGAACGCTCGTCCTGGACGTAGCCGTCGTAGACGTGCTGACCGATACGCGTGAGGTCGACGGAAGAGAAGCGATCGGTAAGGTTGGGGGCCTTACAGAGGGCGTCGTTGACTGTGAGGTGGCGTTCGAGGATCAGCATTGGAGGGCCTTACGTAACTTGGGGACTGTGATGTTTGCGTGCGGGAGGCCTTCCTCGGGTGCGTGCGGGCAGGCTCGAGTTGAAGAGCCACCGAGGGCCGCCGCCGTCCCGGCGTCTGGCCCCGCTGACCAGGAAGGGAGTCCCGCCGGCGTCGTCGCCCGCCGGCACAGCCGGCGGCCTGCCGTCGCCGCCGGAACCAGTCGGAGGTCCGCGGGAGGCCGGCACGGATTGGGCGCGTACAATTCGACCATTATGCGCTCCTAGTATCCGGTCACAGCGGAGCGACCGCCGGTCTTGCGCGGGTCGTTGCGGCGCATCTCGACCTCTTCCTCCGCCTCGAAGTCGTCTTCCTCGACTTCCGGGAGTGAGTCGATGCCCTTGACGAGGATCGCGGTCGAGTCGAACTGGTCGTCGAGAGTTGCTTCGGAGTGGCCCGTGAAGCGGAGGTTTTCCGCCTCGTAGCCAGGATACCAGGAGGCTTCCTTGTCGAACCGCATCCCGCCAGCGCGCATCCGCTTCTGGTAGTTCCGCCCGCGGACGGCCTTGTCCTTGATGGGCAGGATCGGGAAGCAGTTCAGCCAAACGTCGCGCAGCTTCATCTCGCGGTAGAGGGCGGGGGCGATGGACTTCCAGATGACGCCATCCTCCACGAAGAACGCTTCGGGGTCGTAGCGTTCCTGGAGGAGGAACAACTCCTCCATCCACTCGGAAGTGTCCCAGCGATCGACCCGCTGGTCAACGATGCAGATGTCGTTCGCTGCAGTCGTCCCGCCCACTGTGAAGGAGGTGCGGTTGGCTCTGTCCGCCTTGGAGACGGCGAAGTCGCAACCCACGCGGTAGCGCTTCGGAGCGGCGTGATGCTCGGGGGACATGGCCAAGAAGTCGTCCTTGCGGAGGTACGCCTCAGCATTGTCGTGCGGATCGTTGAGGTATTCCTGGGAATAGCCGGCCGCATCACCTTCCTCCACGAAGGAGTCGCGGATGGCGCGCAGGCGCTCTTCGGAGAACTGCTCGGGCCACAGGATGTCCGAGAAGTCGTCGAACGCGGCGTGAGCCTTGTAGAGGCGGGTGGTCCACGTCTTGGACTTCATCAGGCGGGCCAGCAGGCTGTCCTCGTGGAGGATCGTGCCGTGGACCCGCACCTTCCCGCCCTTCCGCAAGCAGGGGACGAGGGCACGGTAGAACCAGCGAGAGAACTTGCGGCGCCGATCTCGATTCTCGACTTGCTCGTCTTCCTCCAGGTCATCGCACAGGATCAGGCCGGGACGCTTCCCGCGCCACTTGATGCCGCGCATCTTCTGACCGGAGCCCTTCGCGATGAAGCGACATTCGTGCCCGTCCTTGAAGCGGACGATGATGTCCGTCTTGGCGTCGACGACCAGCCCCTCGATCTGGAAGTCGCGGTGAATCTCCTCGTTGTCCCGGAGTTCCATCGCGATGTCGCCAAGGTGCTGGATGGCCAGCTCCTCGGTGGCGGAGGCGATCACGATGTAGTCTTCCACCCGGAAGAGCGCCGTCGCCAGACCGTAGTCGTGGGTCAGCGCCGTGCTCTTCGCGTGACCCCGCGGGGCCGCAGCGGCTGCATACGTCCCGGCCGTGCAGTACATGTCCCAGCACTCCCGATGGAAATCGGGAGTCGGCGCAGGGTCGTCGTACATCGGCGACAGATACACTCCCGCAAACGCTTCAATGAGCGCGGCAGTGAGTGCGACGGGCGAGTTCACGGCGTGACGGCCTTCGCTTTTGGCTCGGCGACGATCTCGAGCACGCAGTTTTCTGACGAGCGGACGAGGCCGGAGTTGACCGACTGGCGGTCCATCTCCATCACGACGGTGCGTTGTGGTCCCCAGGGCGTCGTTACGAGGACGCACGTCACCTTGACGGAGCGATCAGCAGCCGAGGCTTTGATCTGTTCCGGCGTGCGGTTGTCGACTGGCGCGAGGGCGGTACAGCCGACGAGGGCCAGGGCTAGCGGGAGGGCAAAGGGTCGCATGAGGGCCTCACTCAAAGTCGTCGTACACACGCAGCTTGACGGTCTCGCCGCGCCAAGCACCGGCAGGGCTGACGGCGTAAGCCTGGAGGGCCCACACGCCGGCCTGATCGAGTTCGTTCGAAGCAGTCACGTGGCGCAGGACGCTCGTGCCGACGAGGGTTGCCGTCCAGTAGCTGGAGGTCCCGTCTGGCTTCGTGTAGTTGATGCGGAGCGTCGTGGCTGTCTGGATGTTCTCTCCGACATCCAGGTCGATCCGCGTGCCTTCGTCATTCTTGTAGACTTTTCCCACGGCGGCTCCTAGTGGGGAAGCTTGCTGCGCAGCTTCAGGGTGAGGGTCATGCGGCTCCGCTCAAGGATCGCCTGGGTGATGCGGCTGCGAAGGAGGACGCGCTCCTGCATTTCGGGGGCGGGAGGTTCGGGCTCGGTATCGAGGACCGCCAAGACGGTGTCAACCAGGGAGAGGGCCTCGGAGAGGCTTGCCGCGCGGATCGAGCCACCCGCGAGAGTCTCCGCGAGAGAGATAGCCTCGTTGATGGAGGCAACGCGGCTGGCGACGCTCGTTACGGTGTCCGTCAGGCTGACGGTTTCCGTCAGTGAGGCGAAGAGCTCTGGACCGTAGTTCTGGGAATCGGCGAGTGTAAGCGTCTCAGTTACGGAGGCCAAGACCGTCTGGATGCACGAGACGACATCGCCCATCGTCAGCGTCTCGGCAATCACCGCGGAGAGAGTGCTGATTGCCGAGACGACGTCGGCGGGAGAGGCCACCTCGGTCAGCACGACGTTGAGGAGGAGAGCGGCGGCGGAGCTGGCGGAGAGGGAAAGAGACTCCGTCAGGTCGCGGGTGAGGATGGAACCGGTCGTGATGGAGTCGTTGAGGCTGACGGCTTCCGTGAGGGAGGTGGCAGCAACAAGGGTCGCTGCGACGGTGTCGGAGAGAGTCGCAGCTTCGCTGATCGAGGCGGCGCGTACGACGGTGGCGGAGACGGAGTCGGAGGCGCTAACGGCCTCAGTCAAGTCGGCGCTGTGGACGGTGCCGCCCGCAGCCGTGGGCGCTGCCGCCCACGGCAGCGAGGCCCACGGCGAGGAACCCCAAGCCATTTCAGGTCACCGCACGCAACAGGCGGCGCGTCGTGCGCGTCAGTTCCTTGACGAACCCACGCAGGTCGCCGAGCGTTGTGGCGCCAGTGATGCTGTCGATGATCGTTTGCAGGTCGGTCGCCAGAGCCTTGATCGCCTGTCGCTCCGCGCGAGCGTCGGACAGTTCCTGGCGGATTGCGGCATTGCGCCGCTCGCCGTTGATCGGTCGAAGTGCCATCAGACTGCCGGCCAGCTCACGCTGACCGCCTCCACTGCTGCGAGGTTGACTGCCGCCAGGATCGCGTTGGAGGCTTCGTTGGTGGCGTCAATGGTCGCCGCGATTCCCGCCTGCATGGCGCTCTGCTCGTTGGAGCCGTAGACCCCGATGGCGCGGCTTACCTGTTCCTCAGCTGGGCCGTACCGCGCAATCAGGCGAGAGCGGCATTCGGCGTTGATGGCCGCGATGCGCTCGGCCTTTGCGGCCGGCAGGATCTCAGCATCCGTTGCCAGCCTGCTACCGCCAGACGCAAGATCGAGGCGGTAGGCGCCACCGCCGAGATTCGCAGCACCAACGATGCCCGGTAGTTCAGACAAGCGGTCGATGATCATGCGAATACCTCCGCAGTTATGCCTGACTGCAGTTCGCCGCCGTTGTCGCCCCAGAAGACGCACGTACCGTCTGCGCCCTTCTCAAGCCACGCCACGTAGTGGTAGCCCTCGGCGAGGGTTGTCCAGTGCGCACCGCCGAGAGTGGTCGTGAACGAGGTTGTTGAGGCGTTGTACATCTGCCCCCAAAGGCCCGAGAAGGCCGTCGTTGAGTCGATGCCAAGCCCAGCTTTTGCCGTGCGCGAGACGTTGGTGTTCGACGCCACCGATGCCAGCAGCCGCGCGCTGACATCGCTCGCCAAACCCAGCAAGAACTCGACCTTGTTGCCGGCGGCGTTGTTGGCCTGGCGGACAGTGTTTGTGGTGTAGGACCACGAGTCGGTCGTGTCGATCACGGCCATCTGACGGCGCACGCGGTTGTACAGGTTCCACACGAAGCGCTTGCCGCCGGTCTGGCTCGTCGTACCGCCTGCACTGTCCTCGGTCGTCGTCGTGCTGGTTGTGCGGAAGGTGCCCAACAGCAGCCGCGTCTTGTCTCCGCTCTTGCAGTACCGACCGTCCTGCAGCGTCACCGCGGTGGCGCGCGTGGAATCGTTGGTCCACACCAGGGATTCCAGGGCCAGCACGCCCGAAGACAGATAGGCGAAAACGTCGTAGTTCTTGCCGCTGGTCAGCGTGCCGAGTGCCAGCGTGTACTCGCTGAAGGTGACCGGCACCCAACGCGAGCCATCCCACAGCGGGATGGTGTCGTGCACATAGGGCGTGTAGTAGATCGATGTCTTGGCCGTCTGGTCAGTGGTGCTGACAGGGACACCCGATTCGAGTGTCAGCCGGCCGCCAGGTGTGACCGCCTGCATGGCCGATTCGAGCCAGTTTGCCCATTCCGCAGTGGGCCCGATCTCCACCGTGGCCGACGACGACAGGCTGAGCGGAAATCCGGTGCTCGATGATGAAAAGGTGCCGCGAGTCAGCGTGGTACCGCTGTGGGTGTACGTCGCGTTGTAGAAGGTTTCCCAGTCAGTCCCGTCTCGCACAGTTACCAGCGGGATGGTGGCGTTCGCTCCATAGGCGGCGGCGAACGACTGATGCCCGGACGCGGCCGAGCCGAGCGTAATCGTGCCAGTGCCCGGCGTGCCGGACACCGACATCTGAACGCGGTTCTTGTGGGCGTTGGGCACGGATTAGACCTCAGCTCACGCGCTCGCGGTGTAGGTGACGTTCAGCGTGTCGCCGTTGGCCCCTGCCTTGTCGCCACCGCTGAACAGGCCGACCGAGTACAGAGCACCGTTGGTGTTGCCCACCGTGGTGCTGGCAGCGGTGCCAGCGATGCTGCGGCAGACCAAAAAGGCCCCCTTAAGCGTGTCAGTAGCCAGGAGGCTGTGGGACGTGGCGGTGGCGGCGAGGGAGCCGGAGGAGGCTGAGCCGAAGCTGGGGGTCTGGCGGGCAGCGCAAGTGGACGACGGTGCTTCGTTCCAGCCGTTCGTGGGGGAGCCGCCGCCCGCGGCTGTGATGTTCGCTGCGGTGTTGGTGGCACTGATCGCGCTGTAGCCGGTGTCCTCGATCAGGCCGAGAGCCTGGGAGGCGGTGTAGCTGGAGCCCTTCAGGAAGTGCGTGAGGATGGCGTTCTTGCCCTCCGTCACCACCGTATTGTGGAAGCGATCTTCCCAGACGAGATCCTTCTCGATCGAGTCGAGGCGGATGATGATGGCGAAGGCCTCGGGAGCGAGTGGCGGGAGGGTCGCCAGTCGATCGCGGAGGGCGATGAACTCGTCCAGCCTGGCCGGCACCGGGCGCCAGCAGAGGGCGCTGTACAGGCCACCGGGTTGGATCCCCTCCTCCAGCTGCGCATTGCGTGCGAGGGAGGCGCTCTGGCGGGCCGCAGCCGCGATCCGTTCCGACATGCGACTCATTTTGCCACTCCTTCGACGCGGTCGGCGTCAATCCAGCGTTCCACGCTTTCGCCACCCTCCTCCCAGCGCAGCTTGACCTCGAGGTTGTCCTCGGCGTCGAAGCGCCTGTCGATGATGATGCCCCGGATTTCGGGCTGGATGAGGCGAACTTCGTCGCCGATCTTGGGGGACATAGGGTACTCCTTTGGATGGTCAGACGAGGACCGCAATGACGTAGCCGCAGGCCCACAGGCCCGCAGCTAGAAGGGTGAGACGGCCGAGTTGGGCGCTGTCGGTGATTGCGTGAGAGAGGCCTGCAAGGGCAAAGATGCACGAGGCAATGATCAGCAGCTTCCAGAGGCCGACGAGTGCGTAAACCTGGTCGAGCCAGCCGAACTCTTGCGGAAAGGCACGGACGAGCCAGTAGTAGGGCGTCTCGACGGCGTGAGCGGAGAGGCTCGTGACGGCGGAAAGGCCGATACAGTAGCGGTCGATGTCGAAATCTCGGCGACGGATCGGCGGAAAGACGAGGCGGGTCATGAAGAGCCACAAGGCAGGGAGGCTCATGGCGATGATCGGAAGGTAGAGGGCGAGAACGAGGTCTCTCACGGGCGGCCTTTCAGGAGGGACTCGAACTCTGCGAGCGCTTTTGCGAGCCTCTCGTGGGCCGCCCTGTCGGGCCGCCACCAGCAAAGCACCTTCCGCCACAGCCCCGCAAGGATGGTCACTTGTCGTCCCGCCTGGCCAGCTCGACGCGCATGTCCGTAAGAGCTGTGGCGAGCTTGTCGAGTGCATCTGCGACCCGCTTGCCGCTCTCGCGCCGTTCGAGAAAGAGACCGCCACATACCAGAAGCAGCACCAGGACGGTCGGATCGTTGATCTTCTCGATGATCTTGGCCAGAGCGTCCATAGGGCATGGTGGTAGTGGGAGGCTAGCCCTGAATCACGTTGGCGTCAACGACCTCGGCGACAGGGGCACGTCCCTGGAGACGCAACAGCCGCTCGGCGACGGCGGGAAGGTACTCCGCAGGGTTGGGCGGCGGGGGAGGAGGGGCGTGGGCGCCGATGCCGAGGGACTTGGCCCCCAGCTCCGCCGCCCGCAGGACCAGCTGGTCCGAGACTTGATCGGCTGGCTTCGCCAGCTTTTCCTGCAGGACACGGAGTGACTGCGTCGTGAGAGCCCGGAAGCGCTCTTCGAGCGTGAGCCGCAACTCGGGATCGACCAGCTCGGATCGGCGGGCGGCCAGCAGGGACTGGAAGGCGTCACTTGTGATGACTGTGGAGATCCACGCAGGAGAGTAGCCGAAGTGCGCAGCCAGCTGGTTCTGTGAGATCCAGGGGTTCTCGAGAATCAAGTCCGCCATGCCTTCATGCGTGTAGCGCATCTTCGGCGGGCGGACCGAGAGGGGGCTGCCTTGGCCGACCTTGTCGATTGCAGCGCGACCATCTCGGGCCATCTCCGCGAGCATGGCGTCGACACCTTGAGTGTCGGTTGCGGGGCGGGCGGGCGGCTGGGCGAGGGGGGCTTGCATGGTGGGGACTCCTGGCTGGCGGATGGCGGGCGGGACGCCGGGCGACCCCCCGATTATCGCGGCTGGGGGCGGCGGTGTCAAGGGGATATGCGCAAGCATGATGTTGGGCGTGTACAATACGGGGATTTTGCGCGCTTAAAATCAAAACTGGCGCAAAAATGTGGGGGTGCCTAACATATGAGGAAAAGTTTTCTCGTTTGCCCCCCACCCCCTCTGCACCCCTACCAGGCGCGCCCACCCACGCCCCCACCCAGGCGTACGCGCCAGCGACATCGCCCGAGCGCGTGACATCGTGCGCGCATCACGCGGCTGGCTCACGACGTGGCACGAGGTGCGGGTAAACCCGGAGTCGATGGATTTGACGCTGACCGTCGGTGGATTTTACAGGGTAAACCCTCACGCCGACTGGCCCCGTCATAGGTAGCGTAGGTGGAAACCCGATGTCGATCCACCTTACACGTCTCGCGTGCGCACGACGCGCCTGCGCGCGACCCCGCCGCTAACCCGTTGATTTCGTTGAGGTTTTGCCGACCAGGCACACCGGATGCATATGCCATTGCAAGCCGGACGCATCCGGCGATCGCAAGCCCCCCGATGCCCGGGGGACGTTACGTAGCGGGGTTGATCCCGCAGCTGCGTGGCGGTCTCTTTAACAATTCGCATTCCGTGTCGGCTGGATTGTCCCCCGCAGTGTCGCGTGTCGGCCTTGCGGTGGGCAATTCCGCCCGACATGGAGAAACATATGAGCAAGACTGACAAGAAGCGTGTCAATTCCATCATCACCGTCAGCCGGTTTGACAACAAGCTGACCTTCGCCTTCGCCGGCGTGGGCCAGTTCACGTTTGACCCTGACCGCGTATCGGCCGAGAACCGCGCTCGGGCCATGATGCATGGCTTCGAGCAGCGGATTCGTGATGCGGCCGCCCTGAGTGTGGACCGCGATACGGGCAAGTCGGCGACGCCCCAAGCCAAGCACGACGCCGCCCGCAAGATTGCCGAGCACCTGATGTCCGGCGCGACCGAGTGGAATATGCGGCCGACGGCCTCGTCGGGTGTCGACGCGGGCCTCACGCTCATGGCGATGATGCGCGTCTATGGGAAGACGCTGGACGAGGCCGAGGCCATCGTGGCGACGACCTGCACGAAGCGCGAAATCGACCGGGCCGCGGCGCTGAAGCTGTGGGCATCGAGCGACAAGATTGCGAAGGCGATCCTGGACATCAAGCGCGAGCGCCTCGATGCGGCGACCGGGTCGGACGACCTGCTAGACGAGATCCTCGGGGACGACGAGCCCGCGGACGAGGAGGGCGAAGGGGACAGGGACGAGGACGACGAGTCGACGGAAGACGACGAAGCCCCCTTCTGAGGGGCGGGGGACAATCCAGCCGGCATGAACTTGGGCGCGTGTTTGCGACAACAAATACGACAACACAAGCAGCTTACAACAACACCACGCCCCCCGACATGTTTTGGGTGGCCAGTTTTCCCAAAGTGCTTGTTACGTATTGTTACAGTTTATTTTTTTTTTGTATATAAGAGATATAAGACCCATCCCTGGACGGTCGGGGAATGCCACCCCCCGTGGTGTTGTTGTAAGCTGCTTGTGTTGTTGCATCTGTTGTTGTTGCGAACTGGCGCGGATAATTG